GCGCTGATCGATGACATTCGCGGATCGGTCAATGCCTTCATCCGCACGCTGGTCGGGCGCGGGGCGCTGATCGACGGAAGCTGCACCTATGACCCGGCGAAGAACCCGCCCACCGAGATCGCCGCCGGGCATCTGACCTTCGACCTGACCTTCATGCCGCCGACCCCGGCCGAGCGGATCAGCTTCGAGTCCTTCATTGACATCAACCTGCTGCGCGGCTTGGGCGGCCAATAAGGAGTGAGCCATGGCGAAAATCGAAATCCACCGCATCACCAACGCCAATATCTATCTGGACGGGCAATCGCTCCTAGGCCGCGCCGAAGAGGTGCAGTTGCCGAGCATCAAGACCAAGATGGTCGAGCACAAGGCGCTCGGCATGGTCGGCACCATCGAGGCGTTCGCGGGCTTCGAGAAGCTCGAAGGCAAGATCAAGTGGGCGAGTTTCTACGCCGATGTGCTGAAGAAAGTCGCCAACCCGTTCAAGGCCGTGCAGCTTCAGGTGCGCGGCTCCATGCCCATCCTCATCGGCGGCTCGGTCAACCGCGAAGCGCCCATCGTGGCGATTCTCTCGGTGGTGTTCACGAGCCTGCCGGGCGGCAACTTCAAGCAGCATGAGAACGTGGAGTTGGAAACCGACTTCACGGCCTACTACATGAAGCTCACGGTCGACGGCGAGGACGTGACCGAGATCGACGTGCTGGAGAACATCTACAAGGCCGGTGGCGTCTCGCTGCTCGACCAGTACAACGCCAACATTGGGGGCTGACATGCGCCTCGATTGGGAATGCGTGCGCGCCATCCTGACGGCGCTGGAGGACCTGCCCGAACAGGACGGGCGGCTCATGCCCGGCGATGTGCCGGGCTGGGCCTGGCAGGTGGTGTCGTACCACATCGAGCTGCTGGGCGAAGCCGGACTGATCCGCGCGCACTGCCAGCGCGCGCTGGGGGCCGAGCCGCTGTGCTGGGGCGAGCGGCTGACCTTTGCCGGGCATGAGCTGCTGACCGCGCTGCGCAATCAGACCCTGTGGAACCGCATCAAGGCGCGCGTGCGCGATGCCGGGCTGGAGTTGACCGTCGAGGCGGTCAAGACGGCAGCGGCCGCGATCACGCGCCAAGTGCTGGGAGGCTAAAGGATGGACAAGCTAAAGCTTACCTATCCGGTCAAGCTCGCCGACGGGCGCACGGTGGCGGAACTCGCGCTGCGCCGACCGAAGGTGCGCGACCTCAAGCACGCGGCGCGCTATTCGGACAAGACCGAGGAGCAGGAAACAGCGCTGCTCGCGGCGCTGTGCGGGCTGGCCCCCGAGGACATGGACGAGCTCGACCTGGCCGATTACCGCAAGCTCCAGGATGCCTTTCGGGGCATGCTGGATACCGGAGTCTGATCTATGGCGGGCCGCCGGGCTGCTGGCGCGGTGGTTCCGGTTTCAGCCGTCGGAGATCGACGATTTGACGGTGGATGACCTGCGCCGTTGGCTGGACGTGGCGCGCGAGCAGATCAGCGAATCCGCTCGATGAACCCGAAGGCCACGCCGACCAAGCCGGGCAGCAGCCAGGCCAGCAGCACCCCGGCGGGCAGCAGTGCCCAGACCGGCATCCATAGGGCGCAGGCGAGCATGGCGGCGGCGAAGACGAGGGCGAAGGCGGCATTCATGGGGCAAGTATGAGCGAGTTTTTTCTTGGCATCAAGCTGGGCGTAATCGGCGCGGGCGCGGTGGGCGCAGCGCTCGGCTCGGTGCGCGGCTCGCTCGACGGGCTGGGCCGCGTGATGGCCGACCTCAAGCGCCGACAGGATGACCTGGGCGGCGCGATTGCCAGGCACATGGGCACGCTTGCGCCCAAGACGCTGTCCGCCCTCAACCGCGACTACGAGCGCCTGGGGCAGACCATCGACGCCGTGAGGAAGCGCCAAGAGGCGCTGACCGCCGCCATCGCGCGCCGCCAGTCGCTGGCTGAAGAACGCCAGCGACTCGGTGGCGAGATCATGGGCACGTATGCCACGGCCGCCTCCGTAGGCGCGCCAGCGCTGGCCGCCGTGCGCGAAGCCGCTGGCTTTGGCGATGCGATCAAGGATATTGCCATCGTGGGCGAGCTCTCCAAAGAGCAAGAGCAGGTGCTGGGGAGCAGCTTGCGCGCCATCGCGCGCGAGATCAACCAGACCGCGCGCGACATGGCCGTCGGGGTCTCGATGCTGATCGCCAACGGCATGGAGGCGCAAAAGGCCGCCGAGCAGGCCAAGCTGCTGGGCAAGTTCACCACGGCCACACGCGCGAGCATGGACGACGCCGCGCGTATGATGGTGAGCTTCGACCTCTTGGGCGTCTCGGCCAAGGACATGGAACTGGCCTTCGCGCAGGCGGCCAAGGCGGGCAAGCTCGGGTCGTTCGAGGTGAGGGACATGGCCAAGTGGTTCCCGCAGCTCGGCGGCTACATGAAGGCCATCGGCATCACCGGCAACGAGGCTGTGGTCAACATGGCGTCGCGCCTGCAAATCGCCATGCGCACCGCAGGCAGCACGGACGAGGCGGCGAACAACTTCCGCAATTTCCTTGCCAAGCTCACGAGCCCGGACACCCAGAAGGACTTCGAAAAGCTCGGTATCGACCTGCAAGGCTCGATGCTGCGCGCCGCACGCCAGGGGCTGGACCCCATTGAGGCGGGCGTTGGCATCATCATGGACAAGATGGCGCAGCGCAGCCCGCAGGTGGCCGCCGAGCTCAAGGCCTTGTCGGACGAGATCGCCAAGATCAAAGACCCGGCGCAGCGTGCCGCCGAGCTCGAGCGCCGCCGCACGATGATCGAGGCGCTGGGCCAGCGCGCCGGCCTGGGCCAGATGTTCCAGGACATGCAGGCCATGAGCTACCTGCTGGCCGAAATCCAGAACCGAGACGACCTCAAGAAAATCCGCGAAGAAACCGCCACGGGCAAGGGCGCGTCCGGCCAAAGCGCGCTGGATGAGGACTTCGCCAAGCGCATGGAGTCGCCCATCGAGCAGTTCAAGCGCTTCAAGATCGAGCTACAAGACATCGCCATGACCGTGGGCGATGCGCTGCTGCCGCCGCTCTTGGAGATCGTGCGCGCGGTGCAGCCTGCGGTGTCGGCCTTTGCGGCCTGGGCCAAGGAGCACCCGGCGCTCATCAAGGGAGTGATCGGCGCAGCGCTGGGCATGGCCGCGCTCAAGGCAGTCGTGCTCTCGGGCGCGTGGGCGCTCAACTTCTTCGTCAAGTCGCCGCTGGCGCTGCTCAGCGCGGGCTGGCAGTCGCTGGCCGCGCGCCTGCTGATTGGGCGTGCGGCGCTGCTCGCGGGCGCGGGGCCGCTCCAGGCCATCGGCATGGCCGCCGGGCTGTCTGCCGGGGCAATAGCCAAACTTGGCGCGGCATTCGTCTGGATGAAGGGGGCGGCGGTGGCGGCACTGACCGCCGTGGGCCGCGCCGTGCTGTGGCTGGGCCGTGCGGTGCTGCTCAACCCCATCGGCCTGACGCTGGCCGCGATCGCGGGCGCGGCGTATCTCATCTGGCGCAACTGGGACAAGATCGGCCCGCTGTTGGGCAAGGTCTGGGGGCATATCAAAAGCGGGTTTGACGCCGCCTGGCAGTGGCTCAAGGGGCTGCCTGGTCAGATGCTGGACATGGGTCGCCAGATCGTCGCGGGCCTGATCGACGGCATTCAGACCAAGCTCTCGGCGGCCAAAGAGGCGGTCATGAACCTCGGTGCGACGGTGCGCGACGGCCTCAAAAACCTGCTCGGCATCCGCTCGCCATCGCGCGTCTTCGCCGAGCTGGGCGGCTTCCTCGGTGAAGGCTTGTCGCATGGAATGCGTGCCAGCATCGGCGACGTGCAGAAGGCTGCCGCCGCGATGGCCGGTGCGGCAACGCTCGGGCTCGCATCGCCCGCGCTGGCCCTGCCGCCCATGCCAAAGGTCGGCGCGGGCGCAGCGCCGGGCGCGCCGATGCAGATCACCTTCGCACCGCAAATCACCGTCACCGGCGCAGCCAGCCCTGAGGCCGCCCGTGCGCAGGTGACGCAGGCGGTGCAGTTGAGTTTTGCCGAGTTCGAGCGCCTGATGCGCCGCTATGACGCCGAGCGCCGCCGCGTCGGCTGGGAGGCGACGACATGAGCCTCTATGCCGTGCTCAATGACACC